AGATCCCTGACCTGAGAATTGAACTAAAAATCTATATTTTCTTTTTGGTTCAATATTTGCACTTGTCCAAAAATCATTCGGCATAATATGGGTTCTCCTGTTTATTATTAAATAGTATGTTTTTTGTTTTAGTCACCGAAACCTGCTCCAGTGTTAGTAATTACGAAATCTACCGCAATATACTCGATTGCCTTGGTTGGCTTGAGGAAGATTTTTGCATAAACAATATTCTGATCAACAAGATCTGGAGTAGTTGTTGTGCTATCTAAAACCAACTTATAATCGCTAATACCTAATCTCGTCTGAACACTCGATAGGAAAGGCTCTGCGAGAGACTTGAATCTATTCCAAGTAACTCTGGTGTTTTGGTCAAATAGAATACTAGATGCCATTTGAGAAATCTGCTTCTTAACAAAGATCATCATTCTGCGAACATTAATTCTGTCCAGAGCAGATGGTGTAGCTTGTAAGGTTTTCTGTCCGAAGATAACGATTCCTTCGTTCGGGAATGAAGCAATTGGGTTAATGTTAGCCTCGTAAAGATCATCTCTATCAGAAGATGTTAATTTTTGAGAAACACCCAATACTGGTAAACCAGCGTTACCCTGTGATAATCCACCTCTGTTGAATCCAGCTGGTGCAAACCAAATGTCACTAGAAGCTTCTGCGCTTGCAAAAACGCCCACAAAACACTTCCGTTGATGGTATCTCTAATCTGAACCCACGGATAGTAAGCACATCCGTATGAGCTGTTTATTTCTCTGCTTTCAAGAGCAGAGACTGCCTGTGCAACGTCTCCTCGACGAGCTGTCGGGGTATCATAGGCATTTCCACCTTCTGACGGTGGCGTGTATGCATTTTGCACATCAATAATTGCTAGAGCATCACCGCGATCTTCACAGGTTTGTATAATGTGCTCTGTCAAGGCAGGATTAGTTAGACCCGGCATTGTCATAGAGTTGCATTCTACCGCTTCTGGATCGGCAACAGTGTCAACTGCCCTTCTAATTGTGTTGACTGCGTAGTTTGTCAAAACAGTTCCAGAAGCTAATTTTGTATTTCTAAATGGCTCAATTTCCGTAATATCTAGACCATCAAAACCATCATATAGTGGAGACATGAACCTTGTATATCCCTTATCAATAATTGCTTGCCAACTAGAAGATTCTGCAGTTACTGATTCATTGAGCTTTCTAGATCCTGATTTCCAATAAATTTTATTAGAGTCCTTATTTCCTTGCTGAACAAGGTCATCCAAAGTCACTGTCCATTGGAAACCAAGCTTATCGCTGCCCTCTTCTGCCCCAAGAGGAAGAGAATATAAATAATCTCCATATCCCGGATCCGGAAGTAAACTACCGTTTGATGCGAAGTAAGAAGAAGCATTAACTCCAAAATAAGCCAGCTTGTTGTTAATAAGACCGCCATCGAGGCAGAAAGTCTTGTTTGGGTTGATGGGAAAGCCAAAGAAGCTGTGTACTGTGGGAGTAAGCCACACTGGAAGGAGGTTGCGCCAGCTACTTTAGCAGCTGCTTTAGCACCTGTAGAACCCGATTGAATGATTGACTTTAATCCTCCGGTAGTTTTTACAAAGCTCGCGGTCGAACCAGACTGTGCCACAACTGTATTAAACTTGGGTGGTCCAAATACTCCGAAAGGCAACAATCTTGGATCAATTGATCCATTTTCAACAGCAGGAGAAATTTCAACTCTTATTCTCGAAGAAACATTGTTATAATCGCCATATTCTTTTAATCTTCTTTCCGACGTATCCCATTGTATAAATTTGGTACCGATGCGACGACCGATATAGTTTTCTGAATTCGGATTTAGATTAAGGTTTGAATATCTTTCCACAATCTCAACAACATTATCTGTATCAGTTGCGGTTCTTAGAACTAAAGTAAAAGAACCAAACTTGTTGCCAGATGTTGTGCTTCTAGAATATCTCAAATCTTGAATGGCTACTTTTAAGTTTTCAGCTGGGGATGCTCCGGGATTTCTGGAATGAATCTTGAATAGTTTTTGCATGTTTGCTGGTTCAAAAGAAGCCCAGTCTGTTGTTAGATCTTGAGAGAAGAACCAGCCTGTTCTGGCATTTTTGAAATCTTGTCTTTGTGATTCTTTTAAATCAAGAGGAAGAATTGTAGCATACGCTGTTGTTGTTCCACTAATTTGTTCATCAGCAATCATTTTCTTGAGTGCTGCAGAGAAAGATTCTCCTAGCCAGTAGTGTTGGCTTCCCTTGCTTGACTCGGATGGGTCAACAACTGAAGTGTTGGTTGTCTGCGGATTTGTATTAAAAACGTTTCTAATGAATCTTGAACTATCTTTATCGAAGTTAAATTGAGTCTCGTGTACAATAGTGTCGCTTTTATCGTAAATACAAGCTCTAAATTCCGGACCAACGGCGACTGACTCTATAAGCTGTGCCGAGTTGTTTGCTTCGTTAGTGTCTCCAGCAACAGTTCCTGATAAAGTAATTGCTGAACCAGTAGCCATATAAAAAATTGCTGCCAGTATACCGGGCTGTTGGATGGACTGGTTAGACCCACTGTTAATAACAAAGAGACCATACGCACCTCCATTATCGAGGAGATCTGTGTCTGGGGTAGGCAAAGACCAGCCAGCAAAACCTGCTGATGTAGCATCGACATTTTTTGCTCCTGCAAGTCTCATTACGTTTACAGATCCTACACCTGCAGCCAAATAAGCTTGGGCAGCATAAGATGCATAAGTTGGACCCTGCATGTTGCCTTCACGCCAAACATCTCCATTGGCGTTACCGGGTTCTGGGTTTCCGAAAATCTCTACGAATTCAGAAAAGGACTTTACCGTAACTGGCTCCATCGCTGGTCCTTTTGGCAGTCTTCCGAAAATGACTGGTCCAGCTGGCAAGTTGGCTGCTGGAATTTGGGAGTTATCAATCTCCTTGACAAATACGCCGGGAGATACAAATTTGAATTTTTTTACTGACATCTAAAGATTCTCCTTAAAATCAAAAATCTAGATTAATTTATCACAATAATAAATAGTTAGCTAATTTTGCAAAATCATTTTATTTATTTAAAGTTCGTTTTGCGATTCTTCATTTTTTACTTTTATGAATTTTCCCTGTTTTCCAGTTGCTTCTGGAAGAATAAACTCATACTCAACATCCTCTAATTCAATAGGAATATTATTCTTTTCTCTAAGCTCGTTTATTTTTTCTTGTGCTCTATCATCTAATTCTTCTAAACTTGCGAAAACTTCTTTTTCTCGCTTTCTTGTCTGAAGCATAAAAGCTGCCAAGTCTGATTCTGTCTTGGCCATTAGTCTAACTATGTTTAAAACTGGAGCCACTTCTTTCCATTCCAAAACAATCTCATCTGGATATTCTCTTGGGTCTTCTTCCACTTCTTCAACAGTTTCTTCTGTGGTGATCTGTTCTTTTTCGCTTTTCTTGAAAAGGTTTGTTAACCACTTCATTTTATTTCCTCCGACAATCAACCTAAATAGTATTTCAAAAAGCAAAAAACCCCCCCTTGTTTCCAAGGGAGGGCAAAATCTTTATTTAGATTCTAATTCGAGTTATGCAGATTATGCAGAAGTCTTCTTAACGTACTTGATTACAACGTAGTCACCCGGTTCAGAAGCATGCTTGAGTTCAATCTCATCATCTCCACCTGATCCGAATTCCCAATCGTAAGAAGCACCCATACGCTGAAGCATACCATTAACGAATACCATTACGGACTCTTGGTGCGCCTCTGTAGAAATGGTGAACAAAACTTGATTGTTTGATGCGTCGAACTCTTCAGTTACGTGGTCGCCCTTACGAACGAATGCCGCGTTACCAGCCTTTGTATCAACAACTGCTGTCTCAAGAGTGTCAAGAGCTTGGTCAAGCTTGTCAAGTGCGCCTTCTACAGAAGTCTCAATTGAACCACCAGTCTTGATGTAACGAACATTGCCTGCTGTAAGATCGATTTGACCTGTAGCAGTAAGACCCATGTTTGTCAAAGCTGTTCCGATAGCAGCGTCAAGATCTGAAAGATCCTCTGCTACTGTCGCGTTACCGTTGATGTAGTTCTTTCCGGAGAAAGCAACATAATCACCACTTGAGTTGATCAGAGCACCCAAAGCGTGACGGTTATCATCAATTGCATCAACAACTGAATCAAGAGCCGCATCTACTTGGGAAGCAGCAAGTGTGAACTTACTGTGAGCACCAGCTTGTCCGTCGTAACCGACTTTGGCAGAACCCTTGGTAGCTACTTGAGAAAGAACATCGGCGATGTAATCGTCGGTGGCTTTCATTTCAGCGTCTAAACCAAGAGCGATAGCGTCAAGAGAAGCATCTACCTTAGCAGCGGAAAGAGAGAAGAGCGAGTTTGCACCAGCTTGTCCATCATAACCTACCTTAGCGGCACCTGTTGCATTGGCAAGAAGAGCAGCCTCGAAAAGATCGAACTCTTCACGATCAGCGTCGATTGCGTCAACGATAGAATCAAGAGCAGCATCTACTTGAGAAGCAGCCAATGAGAAATCGCCGTTTGCACCTGTCTTTCCGTCATAACCAACAAGAGCAGAACCCGAACCAGCAGCTTGCGATGCAAGAGCAGTGTTAGAAGAGTTAAGTTCGTTGATCGCTTCAATCAAGGTTTGAGCCGTTGTGGTCAAAGTCGAAGAAGGAGAAGCCTCAATGCGGTTTGCAATCTCAAGCATTGTGTCCAAAGATGGATCAACAGAAGCGCGGAGATCCTGCTTAACTTCCAAAATCATGTTCTGGATGCTTGCAGAAAGTGAGCTTGAACCTTGGTCATCAAGAGCATTCAAAGAAGACGAAAGTTGTGCTAAAGTTTGAACCATATCTGCAGAACCACCGATAGCGGCTGTGACAGCTTGGTCAATCTTAAATTCAACAGAACC